CAAAACGCTTCCAAGAGGTAATACAGGTGAAATCGGATAAGGTCGAAGTCGTCGGAGCCGATAGCTTCGCAGTTGCAAGAACTGCACGCCGCGAAACGCCAGAGGCACTGCAAGGCTTCCACAGTCCCAATATGCTCTTTTTGATTGATGAGGCATCTGGTGTTGATGACCTGATCTTTGAGGTTGGTGAAGGTGCCATGTCTACAGAGGGTGCCAAGACTGTGATGACCGGCAACCCGACAAGAACGTCTGGCTATTTTTATGAGGCGTTCAACAAGATGAGAGAGAGATGGTTCACAATGAAGGTTGCGTCTGGCGACAGCACGCAAGTGTCCGACAACTTTATTGAAGACATGAAAACGAAATACGGCGAAGAGAGCAACATCTATCGCGTGCGTGTTCTGGGTGAGTGGCCCGAAGCCGACGACGACGTTGTCATCCCACTGCACTTGATTGAGAGCGCCACCAAGCGCGACCAAGAGGCGGCGGAAACGACACCTGTTGTTTGGGGGCTTGACGTTGCACGCTTTGGATCCGATAGAACCGCCTTGTGCAAGAGAAAAGGAAATGTGGTTGTGGAGCCGCTCAAGACGTGGCGTAATAAGGACTTAATGGAACTGTGTGGGATTATCCTGAATGAATATGAAACTACCAGATGGTCGGAACGACCGCTTGAAATTTTGGTTGATAGTATTGGCATTGGTGCTGGGGTGGTGGATCGTCTTCAGGAGCTTGATCTACCTGCTAGGGGTATAAACGTAGCTGAAAGCTCAGCTATGAAACAGAAGTATTTTCGCCTGCGCGATGAGTTGTGGTTCAGCGCAAAAGAATGGTTTGAGGGCCGCGACTGCACGATACCTGATCAAGAGGAGTTGATTGCAGACCTGTCGAAGCCGCGCTTCAAGTTTTCTTCCAATGGCAAGCTCAAGGTTGAGAGCAAGGACGAAATGAAAAAGCGTGGCATGAATAGCCCTGACTTGGCTGATGCGTTTTGTTTGACTTTTGCTGGCAACGCCTCCATTGCTAGAAGCGGAAGTAAGTTTAAGTGGAGCAACCAGATCAATTATCCGAAAGCAAGGTGGATTGTATGAGTGAGACAGAGTTTGTCACGTTAGGCGAAGAAAATTTAGACGATCTTAAGCAGATCATCATGCTGATGATGGAACTTGAAAATTCTGGTTCTAATTTCGAAGATCTGATGTATACTTGCCTGATGGCGGCTGGCTACTGCGCGTCAGAGGCTGGCATTGACGCAGATGAGTTTATGGAAATCGTGCGCAGTATCCGCATGACTGACGACGGCGTCCACGGAGATTGCTGATGGCAAAAAAACAGACAGTCGGAATGTACACCCCCCTGCCGAAAACAAAACGCAGGGGGCGTAAGCGTGGTCTGAATGTCCGTAAGGTGCACGGCCCAAAGAGTAATATGAGGATCCGTTAATGGCTAGTAGATATTTAGGTGAGTATCTTGCAGACCCATCACTGATAGTTTCTGATCCTGCAATCAAGGTGGGTACGGCTGTCAAAGAAGACCCAATGTCATTTGCGCGTGGGCTTTCTTACGCACCATTCGATCTTGTTGGTGCGCCAGTTGATCTTATGAACCTGATTGCGTCGCCAATTAACCAAGCTATAACCGGCAGGCCCATTGAGAAGCCGGTGGGCGGCAGTGATTGGCTCATTGATCTTTACTCAAAATTTGCGCCGTCAATGGAAAGGACTGGCTCTGTGGCGGAGAACACAGGCAGGTTTATTTCTGGTATTATTGATCCTATTGTTGTAGTGAGTGTGGGCAATAAAATTCTAAAGGGGATGGAAGCCCTAGATGTTTTTAGTGACTTAAAGAGATGGAGTGAAACAGGTGAAACACCAAAATGGACAGTCGAAAGAGACGACGAAGCAGGCATACTCAAAGTTAGAGGCGGCTCTGCAAGAGCGGATGACCAAGGAGCTGGGAGAGGATCCACTGCCTCCGTATCAGGAGAGCGTCAGGTCGTTGAGGGGGCAAGTGGCACAAATCTCACGGATGCAGAAGTCAAAGAAATTCTAGCCGACGACAAACTTAATGTCGCGTACCAGCTTGCAGACAAATACACGCAAGATAACTTTGGCGTTCCGTACAACCGAATAGACCCAGCGTCAGTTGAAAGCAACATCGTAAAACAGGCCGCCATAGGCCGCGTCTATGAGCTTGCTGTTATGGGTGACGACGACTACAAGGCTCTTGTTTTTGATGCTTACAAGCGTGAGATGCCTGACGTTGTTGCGCAGTCTGGTGCAGAAAATTACGATGATCTTGTGCAGGCATCTTACGAAGCGATGGCGCGTGAGACTAAAGATCAGTTTAACCAAATGATGCCGTCAGACATGACATTTACATTTCACCAAGGTGAGCTTGAATATGGTAAAGCATCAGATGCGTTCAGGGATGTAACAGAGAATAGAAACCTGAATGTCTTTCGCGGCGGCGACGAACATGAGTATCTAAAGAATATTGATCCAGATACCGGCCTAACTGAAAATGAAATGTTTAGGGCTGTGCATGATATGTTTGGTCATGCCGCCGGCGGCAACAGCTTCCAGCCAAAAGGCGAAGAGATTGCGTTTTTATCTCATTCTCAAATGTACTCACCACTTGCGCGTCTTGCGATGGCATCGGAGACAAGAGGCCAAAATAGCTGGCTGAATTACGGCACAGCCAACGCACCAATGTTCAAAGACATTCGCGTTATCGACAACGAAATAAAAGATATACGCTCTCAAGCAAGCCGCATGGGGCAGAAGCCAGATCAAGCAAAAATTGATGAACTGCAAGCTCAAAAGAAGGGCCTGTATGATGACTTGCAATACGCTGAACAAAGATCGGTTTTATTGCCGCCAGAATATGTCAGCCCAAATTTTAATGATCCTTATTTTATTCCGCCATATCTGCGTGAATTAAATATGTCTCAGCGTGAGGCTCAACCATTCTACGGCTTACACATAGGGCCACAAGGCTTGTCTGTTGTTGATCCTGCATATCAGGGCACAAGTCGTGCACGCGGCGAAGAGGCTCAAAGGCTTACACGCGAAGATGCACCGGCACCACCGCGTCAAATGTTTTATGGGCCGGATGAGATGGGGGCTATTCAGCCTGAGAGTTTCATAGGCCAACCATACAGGGCGACAGGCGAAGGGCTTAATCTCTATAATTTTGACGAAGACCCTCTTGGGCTTTTGACGCTTGCTGGTGCGCGTTATCCAGACACAAACATCAACCGAAATGATGCGGCCCTGAATACTTTTGAGAGCTTACTGCCTGTCTATGGTTATCAGGGCTATGTCGCTAGGCAAAAAGGCGGCGGCCCTGTGACAAGCGTTTTTGATCCTGTGCGCGTAACACCATCTACGCTTGATCGTCGTTATCCAACACCAAAGAACCAACAAGAACGGATCGCAAGGGATGTTTTAAGGTTGCTGGAAAATGATCGTGGATCTGAAGTAACGGATGCGATGTTGCGATACGCAGACAAAACCTATCTTGATAAAAACTACGATCTGCCGCTTGACGTTGAAAGCCGCATGAAAAGAGCAGGAGAGATGGGCTTTGATCCTGAAGATGTTAGATACAGTGGGACAGACAAAACTATCGACGAAATAACGCAGGCTATATGGACTTCAAGCAACCCTAAAATTGCTGAGATGTATGGCGAAAATATATACCCACTACTTCTAAAAGAAAACTTGGGTGGCACTGTTTTTGCTCATGGTGAAAACTGGGATCGCCTAACAAAAAGAACGCCAGTAGAAAGAGCCGGCGCAGGCGGTCAGGTTTTCAATATGAACCTAGAAGACCTTTATGATATATTTGGTGAGAGGTGGCCCAGCACCATAGCGAAGGGTGATGAAAAATATATCACGACTGACGATGTCGCCGCACTAGCATCTGAGGCTGGGATTCCAAGTTTGGAGTTTTCTGATGTTGTTGACTTTGGGCCTATTTGGAGAAACTTGACTGAAAACGAAAAAGCTCAACGTCGTCTCCCATCAACCACAAGGGTTGATATGTATTCTTCAAATGTAAGATCACCAACTGCACGTTTTGATCCGCGACTAGGACACCTTGCGAACATAGGCGCAAGCATTGCGGCACCCATTGTTACGGCGCAGATGATCGAAGAGCTTTTGAAAGAAGATTCGAATAACGGAGTGATTTACTGATGGCTGTAGTTTATCGCGGCGAACGCTTTGCCGGCTACAACAAGCCGAAGCGCACCCCCAACCATCCGAAGAAGAGCCACGCCGTTTTGGCAAAAGAGGGCGACAAGATCCGCCTGATCCGTTTTGGTCAGCAAGGTGTATCTGGATCACCAAAGAAAAAAGGCGAAAGCAAGTCTTATGCTAATCGCCGCAAGTCGTTCAAGGCGCGTCATGCGCAGAACATCGCTAAAGGAAAAATGTCAGCCGCTTACTGGGCAGACAAAGTTAAATGGTAAAGGAAAGACTATGGCATACGCAAAAAAGAAATCATCACCTAACAAGAAAAAAAGTTTTACCCCATGCGCAACTTGCAAAAGCCCAATGGCCTGCATGAAGATGGGCCGGTGCATGAAGGGTGGAAAGTAGTGCCTCTTACCGCCAAAGGTAAAAAGACGCTTGCTCAGCTTCAAGGCGAATACGGAAAGAAGCGTGGGGAAGGCGTGTTTTATGCGATGATAAACTCTGGTAAACTAAAGGGTGCGGAGCAGAAGAAACGCAAAAAGAGGAAAGCGTAAATGTATGTCACCATCTATCGCAGAGACAGAAAGAGAGAGAAGGCTTTGGCGCAAGAAGCACTTGCTAAAGAGGCAGAGGCGGCAAAGGCTGAATCAGACGAAGAAACCAAGAAGGTAAAAAAGGGGCGACCCAAAAGACGAAAGGCTCAACCATGAACTGTAACAACTGTGGCTATCCCAACCCAAACGGATATTTAGGTGCCTGTAAGTCCTGCCGCCAACCCCTAGTGGTTGAGCAAGAGACTATACAAGCCGTGGAAACTGTGACAAAAAAGGCTAAGAAGGTTTCTTCCAAGAAAATTATTGTGGAGCCGATTGATGGCGAAATTAACTGACATTGAATTTCAATCTATCCTGCGCACTGAGATTGAGCAGGCACTTGGTTACTATGACACTGAGTTTAGTCAGGATCGTATTGACGCGATGGACTACTACCTTGGTGAGCCGTTTGGCAATGAACAGCCAGACCGCTCCCAAGTAATTGCGACCGAAGTCTCTGACACCATTGAGACGATCATGCCTAACCTGATGCGTATCTTCACGCAGTCGGAAGACTATGTGCGCTTTATGCCTAATGGCCCTGAAGATGTGCAGGTAGCTGAACAGGCAAGTGACTACGTCAACTGGGTTATCAATACTGACAACTCAGGTTTTGCAATCATGCACAACTGGTTTAAGGACGCGCTTCTATTCAAGGTCGGCGTTGTCAAATATAACTGGGATGAAATCGTCGATATTGAGTATGAGGAGTATGAAGGGCTAAACGAAAATGAGATGACAGCCCTGATCATCGACGACGACGTTGAGGTTGCTGAGCAAGAAGAGATTGTTATGGGTGAGCCTCAGCTAATGCCTGATGGTCAGGTCATGCCGCCTCCGATTGCCTACAATGTGAAACTGCGCCGCACCAAAACAAGCGGTCGCATCAATGTTGAGAATGTGCCGCCAGAAGAGTTTTTGATCAGCAAGCGTGCGAAGTCTCTCAAAGATGCCGACTTTGTTTCGCACCGCACGACGATGACTGTTAGCGATCTGGTTAGTATGGGTTACGACAAAGATGAGGTGATGCAATATGCAGGTTACACAGACCTTGACACGTCGGACGAAAGAACAACTCGGTTCGAAGATCTTGAAAGCGGATCTGAGGATGACAGCAAAGACCCAGCCATGCGCGATGTCATGGTTACTGAAAGCTACATCAAAGCTGATTATGACGGCGATGGTGTTGCTGAGTTGCGCCGCGTTCTTGCTATTGGGACTGGCTATCATATCATAGAAAATGAAGAATGTGACTATGTCCCATTTGCCATTCTTTCGCCAATTCTAATGCCGCATCGTGCAATCGGTCGCTCGGTCGCAGAACTTGTGATGGATGTTCAGTTGATCAAGTCAACACTGATGCGTCAGTTGTTGGACAACATCTACAACGCAAACAATGCGCGTGTGATTGCAGTTGAAGGTCAGGTCAATCTTGATGACCTTCTGACTAATCGTCCTGCTGGCATTATCCGCACACGCGCTCCAAACATGGTTCAGCCATTGCAGGTTCCAGAGGTATCAGGCGCGGTGTTCCCAGCTCTTGAATATATGGATCGGATGAAGGAACAGCGCACTGGCGTAAGCCGTCAGTCGATGGGCTTAGATGCTAACGCACTGCAATCGACAACCGCAACTGCCGTTGCCGCCATGCAAGCCGCATCGCAAGGCAAGATCGAAATGATTGCGCGTGTATTCGCAGAAACAGGTGTTAAGGATTTGTTCCGTGGCATCTTGCATCTGGTTACGAAGTACCAGAACAAGCCGAAGATTGTACGCCTGCGTAATCAGTTTGTTCCGATGGATCCGCGCCAGTGGGCAACGTCTTATGATGTGCAGATCAATGTCGGCCTTGGCACCGGTCAGCGTGAACAACAGCTTGCAACATTGTTCCAGATCGCTACGCGACAAGAGCAGATCATTGCGGCACTTGGGCCAAACAATATGATTGTAAGCCCAGTGCAATATCGCAACACGCTTGCAAAAATCACTGAGCTGTCTGGATTCAAAGATGTTAATGAGTTTTGGATGGATCCGCGCAACGCGCCTCCGCCACAGCCACAACAGCCTCAAGTTGATCCTAAAGTGCAGGCTGAAATGCAGAAGATGCAGGCGGAAATGCAAATGGCTCAACAGAAAGCGGCTCAAGATCTTCAACTTCAAAAAGAGAAGATGCAGATGGAGTTTGCCTTCAAGCGTGAGCAAATGGCGGCTGAGTTGCAACTGCGTCAACAGGAGCTTGCATTTGAACGTGAGCTACGCGCACAGCAAATGGCATCTGGTGTGAATGTATCGACTAACCTACCAAGGGTCTAGTGGATGGCTGTGCCGCTTAACATTGCAGATAGCATAAAAGATCTGTTGGGTCAGTCCAACTTGTTGCCGCAACAGCAGTTGGGCCAAGGTGGTATTGATGTGCAGTCGCTTCTGAATGTTAAGCCGCCATCCTTGTTCAATGCGCCAGTTGGTCAGATGATGATGCCAGATGCACAATCTGGCGGAAGCTCATTTGGATATGCCCCTGCGTTCCAGCCATCAACACCATACTCAGCAACTAACCTGCCAGAGTTTATGCAAGGTTATGAGCAGACACCTAGCGGTCGCTTTGTGATGTCTCAGGGGTTGCTTGGCGTGCCTCCGACAATGGACAATGTTCAATCTCTCTTCTCTCAGGGATATGCGTCAGAGTACGATCCGCTAGAGAAACAATTTCAAGAGAGTTTTGCATTGGATCCTAGCTGGTTCGGTAATGTGTATCGGTCTGGATACATGATACCAAGTATGCCAAGGGGCATGACAGAAGACACAAGTAGTCCGCTTGGTGGTATTGCTGGGGTGCTTGCAGGTGGTGCCGCGCTCAAGGCATTAACGCCATACACTGACGATATAGCAAGTGCCATTGGTTTCAGTGGTGATGGCGTGAGTAGCGGAACTGGTTTGGGAAGTTGGTTCAAGGATATAGACCTATCAAGCTCTGGCACTGGAATTGGCACTTGGTTCAAGGAAAACTTCAACAAGCCAGAGTTTATCAATAACGCTCAAGAAAAAGCAAAAGAGTACCTTGCAGAGATTAAAAAGAGCGACCTGTACAAGGCTGGTCAGACTGCATTTGATATTGGTGGTGATGCTTTTAATGCCTATGGTCGCATTGAGAACTTTGTAAACAATCCCAACCCTATGGATGCTTTCAAAGCCATCGACGCTATGAATAAGCTAACAACATACCTGCCAGAAGACTTGCAAAAGTCGGTGCAGGGAATTGCGGCAGACATTGGGCCTGCTGTTGGAGTTGCGCTTGATGTTTCTTCAATCGCGTCAATAGCAAATGCTTTTGACAATCCAACACCTGTAAACATTGCAAATGCTTATGGCAGTCTTGATTATCTTGCTCAGCAGGGATATTTAGGATCCAATCTTGGATCTGGACTGCCATACGCTCAAAACATTGCAGGTATAGGCAACATCGTCGGTGGACTACAGGCACTTGAGGGTGGCATCGACAGCGCAGGTGAAGCATTGCAGGTGGCTACCGGCGCGGCAACGGCCGCTAGTATGTTTGGCGGCGGAACTGCAATCGGATCTGCTGGCACTGCGGCATTGCCTGTGCTTGGGCCGGTCGCCGCTCTTTATGGTGCATATCAAATTCTAAACAAGCCAGAAGCAAACCTTGGTCACGCTATTGTTGGCAGGGACGACTTTGGCGGATATTCAATTTCAAGCGAAGGCTACAAAGGTGAGGGCGAAAGTATAGCTAAACCTGAAGCTAATGCCGCTATGCTTGTGCTTGGTGAGCTTGAGCGTAACTATGGTTACAAGTTTAACCCTGATGCTTGGGAGCAAGTTAATAAGCGTGTTGACTTCGACAATGGTCGCTGGGTGCGCGGAGCGCATGACGTGATCATTGATGCGCTTCAAAAGGGGGCGCTGGTTCCGACTGAGGGTACTCCACGCAGTCTTGACTTTGTTAATATGCTGAAAGATGCACGCCTCTATATGTCAGAAGCCCCATACACAACCAACAAGTCAATGTCATCGTTTGCGCGTGGTCAAGAACGTGCGCGTCAAATGCAAGAGAGCGAAGCCTATGGCCCAGAAGGACCACATCCGCTTGAAGTTGAGCGCATGAAAATGGGTCTTGATCCGTTCCAGTGGAGCGCAGATATTGCTGAGCAGTTTGGGCGACTAGATCTTTCTGGCCTTGACTTTAGCGCGTTAAACCTTCCGCAGGTCGCATCAGATTACCAACCAGCACCAGAGCCTGAATACTATACATTAGATGGACAGCAATATACGCCAGCACAGCTTCAAAACATATTTGGCGGTGGCATATCAATCCCCAGCCCATTTGCAGGATTTACAGCACCACGATACGGCTAGGGCTTGCGTTAATCGTATAGTGTGGTATTTTTGTCACATAGGAGATAAGAGATGGACGATGGCAAGAGGCGTGCCGAACAGGATCGCGGAGCCAAGGCGGAAGCCCTGCTTCGCAATCCGATGTTACAAGAGGCGTTTGATACACTTGAGCAAAAGTATATCGACGCTTGGAGAAATTCACCTGTGACGGCGGAAGCCGACAGGGAAAAGCTCTTTCAGATGTACCAAAACCTGATTGCGGTCAGGGGCCATCTGCAAGAGGTTGTCAATACTGGCAACCTAGCGAAAACTGAAATTGAACTGAGGAGATAAGAAATTATGAGTGACGAAACCAGTACCCTATTAGGATCAGGCGAAGCACTTGATAAAGGTCAAGCTGTTGACCTACTCTTGAATGTCAACGCCCCCCAAGAGGCAAGCGAAGATACTCAAGAGCCTGTAGCCGAAGAAGTCGAAACAGAAGAAGTTGAGACTGAAGAGGCTGAAACATCTGAAGACGAGTCTTATGACGATGACGCTGAAGAGCCATCTGAGTCAGAAGAGGAAGATGATGATGAAGAGTATGACGTTGATGAGAACGAAGTAGAAGTCGTTGCAGATGACGTTTATACCGTAAAAGTTGATGGTGAGGAAAAACAAGTAACCTCTGAGGAGCTTGTCAAATCATATCAACTAGAGCAAGCCGCGCAGAAGCGTATGCAAGAGGCTTCACAGACACGGAAGCAAGCAGAAGCCGAAGCACAACAACTTGCTCAACAGCGTGAACAATACGCGCAGGCTTTGCAGATTATCGAAGCCCAACTTAACCAAGTGCAAGAGCCGCCCAAAGAATATTGGGACAAGCTCTATGAAAATGATCCTCTTGAATGGACACGTCAGCGTGACGTGTATCGTGAGCGTAAAGAGAAACTTGCAAAAGTCCAGCAAGAGCAACAGCGCGTTCAGCAGGAGCATCAACAGCAAATGTTGCAAGCTCACCGGCAAAAGCTGGTAGAAGAGCAAAATCGTTTGCTGGAGCGCATACCTGAGTGGCGCAATGAAGACATTGCCAGCCGCGAAAAGCAGGCCATTATTAGCTACGCCCAGCGGCTAGGCTATAGTGAGCAAGAGCTTTCCGTCGCCAGCGATAGTCGCGCCATCGAAGCACTGCGCAAGGCTTACCTGTATGATGAGCTAATGTCTAAAAGACCAGAGGCTCAAAAGAAGGTTAGCAAGGCACCAAAAGTGGTTAAGTCTGGTACTCCGAAAACTAAGAAGCAGGTGCAGGGTACACGCAATAAGCAGGCTTTTGATCGCCTCAAAAAAACTGGCACTAAAGATGCCGCCGTTGATTATTTGTTACAAAGGAACAGCTAAATGGCTACACACACTACTACTACCGCCGTCGGTGAGCGCGAAGACCTTTCCGACGTCATCACCCGTATTGACCCAGATGAAACCCCTGTGTTTTCTGCTCTCCGCAAGGAAGCAGGCAACGGCGTTTTCGTTGAGTGGCAAGTACAAGAGTTAGCCGCCGCAAGTGCGACTAACTACCAAAACGAAGGTGCAGACGCGACTTTTGACACGCCTACTGCAACCACCCGTCTTGGCAACTACATGCAGATTTCGCAAAAAGATGCGGCTGTATCTGGCACGTTGGATGCCGTTGATAAAGCTGGTCGCGCCAAAGAAACTGCCTATCAGAAAGTCCTGAAAGGTCTGGAGCTTCGCCGCGATATTGAAAAATATCTGCATAGCGACACTGCACGTTCTGGCTCGGATCCGCGTAAAGCAGGTTCGCTGTCAAGTTGGATCACCAACGTAGACGACGCTTCTGGCACGTCTGCCGCAACTGGTGACGGCACGGACGTTCCAGATATGGCTGGCACGAATCGCACGCTGACGCTTGCTATGATCGACAATGCAATGCAAGCGGCTTATGAAGACGGCGGTCAGCCAAATATGCTGGTTGTCTCTCCTGCCAAAAAAGTTGAGTTTAGCGACCTGAACAGTGGTTCAGTTGCCACGAACCAAATCAACTACACGGCTCCACGCGAAGCCGCTATCGTTGGTTCGGTTTCCTTGTACCTCAGCGACTTTGGTCAGCTTGACGTTGTCATCGACCGCTTCGCTTCTAGCGACCGCGTCTACCTGTTGGACAGCGACTATGCTTCGATCTGCACGCTTGCCGGTCGGAACTTTGCGGTTCAGCCGATGGCGAAAACTGGTGATGCGGAGAAATTCCAAATCATCACGGAATGGACGCTGAAAGTGTCTGCTCCGAAAGCACACGGCGCAGTCTACGACTTGTCGTAATTGAAGAGGGGGGATGGGTGAAACCATCCCCCTAATTTCAAAAAAGGAAGAGAGATGAAGCGACTGGTTCACAAAGACCCGATTACAGGCAAAGAAACATGGTGTCACTATCAGGCTGATGGTGGCTTTATTTTTGAGACAACTCAGAACGTCGATGCTATCTTGAAGGAGAACAAGAAGCAAGCAAACGAATACCGATCAGGTGCGTTGATAGGAAACACTCAACGTCATCATCAAAAGGTTGCCGACATTCCGGCGGCATTGTATCATCAGCTTGTCGAAAAACTTGGCAAGCCCAAAGACAATCCGAAGGCTTGGCGGCAATGGTTGAACGATCACGACAATCGGTTTTTTAGAACAGGCGGCGGTAACGTATAATGGCTATAGGCACATATTCAGAGCTTAAAACTGCTGTAGCAAACTTTCTTGCAAGGGACGATCTGACGGATCGTATTCCTGAGTTTATTGCTTTGGCTGAGGCACGTATGGGCCGTGAGCTAGAGACGCGATCACAAGAAAAGCGTGCGACAGCGACACTGTCTTCGGGTGACGCATTTGTGTCTCTGCCGACCGACTTGCGGTCTATCCGCTTGGTCAAGCTAAACACAAGCCCCACTGAGACGCTGGAATACTACACCCCAAACAAGCTCAATGAGCTTTATTCTGACAATATTGCAGGCAAGCCGCGTGGCTACACAATCATTGGCAGTGAGATTAAGTTTGGCCCAACGCCTGACAGCTCATACACGGCTGAGATTGTTTACGTAGAAGGTATATCTGCACTGTCGGACAGCAACACGTCGAACACGACACTGACGCGGCACCCTGACGCATATCTCTATGGCACCTTGGCAACCGCATCGGTTTACCTGATGGATGATCAAAAGACCACACTCTTTGAACAGCTATTCACACGCGCTATTGAAGAGATTAAAAGAGACGAAGAGCGTGGCAAACACGCTGGAAGCGGACTATTCATGAAATCTGACTATGGAGAACTAACATGAGCGCGATGAGTGATTATCTGGAAAATAAATTTCTGGATCATTTTTTAGGAACAGCATCAACATCAGCACCTGCGGCTGTATATGTTGGCTTGCACACTGCTGACCCAACCGATGACGGATCTGGTGCGGAAGTAAGCGGCTTTGGTTATGCACGACAAGCTATGGCTTTTGGTGCGGCATCTAGCGGCACAGCAAGCAATAGTGGTGCTGTAGAGTTTCCTGCCGCCTCTGGTGGCAACTGGGGTACAATTACTCACATTGGTATCTGGGACGCATCTACAAGCGGCAACCTGCTTTTTCATGCGGCCTTGACTGTAAGCAAGACGATCAACGATGGTGACATCTTTAAGATCGCGGCTTCAGGTGTTGACATTACGGCGGCCTAATTATGGCCGATATTGTAGGGCCAAATCTTGAGCAGTTAGACAACTGGGGTAACATTGATACCCTAGCTTATAGCCTTGATGACCCTATCTGGCTTACTGCGGCCCTGCGCGAAGGTGAGGCATCACCATCAGTATCAGCAAGTGTTACTTCTGAAGCAATCCGAATACAGTTTGGCGCATCATCTGCGTCAGCGTCTGCAAGCGCGACGGCATCTGCATCTGTAATTTATTTGGGTGAAGCAAGCACATCATCTTCTGCAAGCGTAAGTGCAGAGGGTATCCGTGTTCAGTTTGGCGCGTCTTTGATTGTTGGCCCTGCTACAATGACTGCCTCTGGCGGTCTTGTTGCAAGCGGCGCATCATCTATGGAGGCTGTAGTTACTGCTGAGGCTGTAGCAAGTTATGAGACATTTGGTTACGCATCAATGTCATGTTCTGTTGCAACATCTTCTAGTGCAGAGCGGCTTGGAGAGTTATGGTCTGTAGCTTTCGATGGCGGAGGGCTTTGGTCTGATGTTCCTGCTGGATCTGAGGTATGGGTGACTGTGCCTGCCGGCAATGAAATATGGAGTAGTCAATGATAAAGTTTGGTCAGTTGTTACCAGATCAACCAGACCTGAACAATGCAGGTGTGACTGTTGCAACTAATGTTGTGCCTGCCGTCTCTGGTTATAATTCACTTCGCGGCATAAACGCATATAGCAACGCGGCTGATGCAAAAATTACTGGTATGTTTTCAGCTAAAGATGATGACGGAACCATTGATGTTTATTGTGGCGACAGCACGAAGCTGTACGAACTTAACTCAAGCACAAACGCACTGAGCAATATCAGCAAGTCTGGCAACTATAATTCAACGACACAGCGCTGGCGTTTCTGTCAATTTGGCGAAGATGTAATTGCGGTGAACTTTAACAACGAAACGCAATACAAAACTGCCGCCGCATCGCTATTTGCAGATTTATCTGCTGATGCGCCACGCGCTAAGTTTGTAGCTGTCGTGCGCGACTTTGTTATGACTGGCTACACTTATGATAGCACGGATGGTAACAAGCCGTACCGCGTGCGCTGGTCTGGCCTTGGCGATCACACTAGCTGGGCCATCTCAGCAACCACTCAAGCCGACTATCAAGACATTGCAGACATGGGTGCTGTGACCGGCCTTGTTGGTGGTGAGTACGCAACCATCTTGCTAGAAAAAGGAATTGTTCGCGCATCATATATTGGATCGCCACTCATATTTCAGTTTGACAAGGTAGAGACAAATCGCGGTTGCGCTTACTCTGGATCCGTCTGCAATGTCGGACACACAGTTTTTTATCTTGCTGATGACGGCTTCTATATGTTCGACGGCAATGGATCAAAGCCGATTGGCGCGGAACGCATCAATGAATTTTTCTTTGAAGACTTCAACAAGCAGTTTGCATCAGAGATGCACGCGGCTGTAGACCCATTGCGTCAGATAGTTGTGTGGTCTTATCCATCAAAGGCGGCAGGCAATGGACTATGTGATAAAATTCTTATCTATAATTATGCAGTCGATAAGTGGTCGGTTGCGGAAGTTGGGGTTGATTGTATTGCTCCTATCTTCTCACCTAGTTACAGTCTTGAAGATCTTGACACAGCTTTTGGCACTGATCTTGATGCTCTACCTGCCTCTCTTGATAGTAGCCTTTATCGTGGCGGTGAGTTTTTCTTTGCTGGAACACGCGACAATAAAATACAAACCTTCACAGGAAGCGTCCTACCAGCAACTCTTGAGACTGGTGAATTTGAACTTAAAGCAGGTAAGGTTTCACTTGTTCGAAACATTATGCCTTATGTCAACTCGCACGGAGCCGTTCCTGCGACGATTACGGCGCAAGTTGCAAGTCGCTTGCGGCAGAACGATCAATCGTCTTTTGGATCGGTTTCATCGCTAAATGCTGACAACTACATCCCAGTGCGTGCGAATGGTCGCTATCACAAGATACGATTTAACATCTCAGGCGACTGGACACAGGCTCAAGGTTTTGACATCGAAGCAACAGTGATTGGCAAGAGATAATGGCTAACCAGTACCGCAGACTGCCACCCCAAGGCGGCGATCCTAGATTGACCGCAGAGGTGTAAATAACTTGCTAGAGGGCAAGTTAAACTCTACTGGCACACTCACCCTAGCAACTGGCGGAGCTACCACAACAACGCTCTATGACCGCCGTATAGGTGCTGATTCTGTTATTTTGTTTATGCCAGTATCTGTTGCCGCGGCCGCCGCTAATTTTTATCCATATGGTACGTTTGAAGAAAGAGCAGATATTACATTTGCTGTAGCAAATACACCATATGTTTTAGATTTATCTGAAACTGAATATGCCTATGGAATGTCTTTAGCATCCAACAGGATTACTGTTGATTATGGTGGTATATACGATTTAGACATTAGTGCTTTATTTGTAAACCAACAAACGCAAATTTATAATGGGTTTTTATGGGTAAGGGTAAATGGAACTGATTATCCTCACTCAGCAACAAAGTTTGCCATTACAGAAAATCATGGCGGAACAGATGGTTATGTTCCTGTTGCTGTAAATCATCCGCTAGAGCTAGAGGCAGGTGATTATGTTGAGGTTGTTGCGGCTGTAGGACATAACAATGTTTACCTAGAGGCATATGACGCATCAACAACTCCGTTTAATATGCCAGCCATACCGTCACTAATGGTTAATTTAATGATGGTTGACCCGTCAGGCGTTTCTGACAGCGCCTTTGAGATGTATGTAACTGACAGACAAAAAGGACAGGCAACAATCAACCATTTGCCTAATTCTTTGGCAGATAAAACATTTGCCTATGTTATATTAGGATAGAGTTTTACAAACACTAAATTAGGGTGTAAATTAGCCCCAAGAGGTATAGTACAATGGCAGAACAAGTAACATCTGGAACAACTGGCTTAGGAGCGTTTGCAACGCCTTATGCTGAGTATGGCTTAGCGGAGGCTCTCAAACAGTATCAACAAGGTGCCCCAGCTTATTATGAAGGCCAGACTTATGCAGGCTTCGCGCCACAAACTGAGCAGGCTCTGCGTGCTACAGAACAGCGTGCGCTTGCAGGATCACCTGTATTGCAGGCTGGTCAAGACTATTTGCAGAGTGTTTTGTCCGGTGGATTTCTTGGGTCAAACCCATACTTAGAAGATGTTGTTCGTCGCGCATCTGGTCAGGCTCAAGCCGCAGGAATGAGCGGCCTTTCAAGTCGTGGGCGGCTTGGATCAGGTCTTGGCACGCAAGCTGTTACTAGCGCGGTTGGTGATGTTGCCTCCAACATCTATTATGGTGATTACGGAGCAGAGCGCGGTCGCCAGCAACAGGCTCTTGCCTATGCTCCGCAGTATGCGGCGGCGGACTATTACGACATCAGTCAACTTGCTAATGTCGGCGCGGCGCGTGAAGCTCTGGCTCAAAAAGGTATTGATGAGGCAATGAAACGTTACCAGTACGAAGCCACTGCGCCCCAGCAGGCTTTGGCAACATATTTGCAACAAGCCTTTGGTTATCCTGTGAGGGAGCAAACAAGCGTAACATCTCTGCCAGACCCAAGTTTCGGTCAGCGATTCTTGGGCGGCGCGGCGGCGGCTCAGAGCTTCTTTCCGCAAGGCTACGGCAAGGGCGAAGGTGAGATGTCTAACCGCTTATATGCAGGTCTTCTTGGTGGCGGCTTAGCACAACTATAGGGTGTAGATATGGCTTATAATCCAAATGCAATTTTGAGCTTACTTGGCGGAAGTGCCGCACCAATGAGTGCAGATCCGTATCGCACGCCACAGACAGACTATATCTCAAGCCTATTGGGTGCTCAGGAATACAGCAACATGAGCGTTCCAAACTTGCCATCAAATCCAATGTTGGGCCGCCCACTTTCTTTATTTAATCCTGAAATCGAAGCGAAGGTTCCACCTGCACCTAAGCAAAGTTTTCTTGGTGCTATTGGTCAGGGGATTGGTGAGCGTTTTTCAGACCCTGATTTTGCGCTTGCGTTTGGCACAAGTATGTTGCGCCCACGGCAATATGAAGTTGGCATAGGTCAGTCGATTGCTGAAGGCTTGCTTGCAGGCCGCGCCGCTCAAAAGGCAAAAAAAGAAGAAGATATGACAAACTTGCTTATGACCGCAAACATCGAAGCAAAACTAAGAGAGGCTGGTGGCTTTGATAAAACCTTCGGCAACGAAAAGGATATGCGTAAAGAGTACAATGATCTTACCAAGGATTTCAGAGAATCTCTTGCTGGATTTAATAAGGTTAAACAAGCGGCGGCTCTTGACACAGGTGCTGGAGATATTGCATTGATCTTTGGTTTTATGAAAACCATTGACCCAAGCTCTGTTGTTCGTGAGAGTGAATTTGACTTAGCGCAGAACACTGGCGGCGCACCTGATCGCGCAAAGGCATATATCAATCGTGTTATCAGTGGTCAGAGATTGACACCAGATCAGCGTAAGTATTTTATTGATGCCGCCGCAAGCCAAATGGATGCCATTGTCAGTTTGCAGAGAGATATAGAGAAAAGATATGGCTATCTCTCTCAGAGGTACGGGTACGATCCGAAAAACATAGTTGATGAGTATTCTTCAAGATACACTAAAGATGCGTCAATAGTTGTTGGCACAAAAGAAAATCCGCATATTGTTTCAAGTGAGGCGGAGGGTGACAAACTCCCAGAAGGAACATATTATCAGGTTGGAAATACGATATATCAGTCTGATGGTGGGGTGCGATAATGGGAAGGGTTGTTGGTAGCGTAAACCAAGAGACAGGTGAAATCACTTTTAGCAGACTTGCTGATCCTTCAGTTGAAAAGCAACGCATACGCTCTGGGTTACAGGGGGCAACCTTCGCGTCGGCTGATGAGATAGAGGCCGCCATCCGCTCTCTGCCGTCGCTACTTACTGGCGACTTCGGGTCGACATATGAGCAGACTGTCGGCGACATCCGTAAACAGCTTGAAGAATACCAAACCGCATACCCAATGGAATCTATGGCGTATGAAATTGGTGGTGCAGTTGTGCCGACGCTCGCCGCTACGATGCTAACTGGTGGCGCAGGTACGGCTCCAGCAACGGCATCTACAGCCGCAAGGGTTGCGGCTAATCCTGCAATGCGGACTTTCTTGCAGTCATACGCCCCCTCTCTATTGAAGGGTGCTGGCATCGGCGCAACAGAAGCTGGCCTGTATGAATTTGGTTCAGGCGAAGGTGGCGTGTCTGAGCGTCTGAAAGGTGTTCCTGAAGCCGCCGCGATTGGCGGAGCATTAGGGCCTGTATTCCAGCTTGGCGGCAGGGCACTTGGCATGGGTATTGGCGCGATAACCAATAAGGCAAGAAGGCTGTTTGGGGCGCAATCTGCGGATGTCGTTGAAGCTGAACTTCAGCGAATTATGAGCGAAAGCGGCATCCCACTAGATGAAATACTTGATGCGGTTGCGCGTGGTGAAACGCTTGCGGAAATCAGTGAGACCACACGCAGAACGATTGGCGCATACCTCTCAGATCTATCTCACCCTGCTCTCACATCAATGGATACACGCGCTGATAAGGCACGCGAAGTTGCGCTAAGAAATACTCAAAAAGTCCTGACTGGCGATGTTGATGCCAATGTGCTTAAGATATTCCGCAAAGGCGTAGATGAGGCTGACCAACTTGCATCTAGGGAATATGACAAGGTGTTTGATGAGTTTGGTTCATTGCCAGATTCAGTTAATGATGCAATGACAGACATCCTTGTAAGGAATATTGACGAAGCTCCTCAGATACTCAAGGGTCTTCGACTTCAAGGCGTTAAAGATCCTTTCTTTAAGGTTTCCAAGAGCGGCGAAGTTGAAATACTACGCACCCCAACATTGCGTGAGGCTGAGCGTGTACGTCGCTCTCTGAGTGACCTTGCTCTAAACAGCAAGGGGCAAATGAAGGCGGACTACAAGGCTCTTGAGTTAAAACTTCGCAATGTTATCGACACAGCATCTCCTGAGTTAGCAGATGTCCGCGCAGTGTGGGCCAACACACGTCGCGGAGCGGAGCTTTTTGAGCAGGGCCGCAAGGTATTAACAAAGAGTGCTGACGAAATCGAAATTGATTTTGAGAAAGTGACGCAGGAAGGTGCAGACGCGATTGCGGCATATCGCCAAGGTGTAATGGATGCGATCAGGAACAAGAGAAAAGAAAAAAGTCTGCCAGCACTGTTGACAACGATGTCAAACAAAGAGGCGCGTATTTTTGCCCAGATATTCCCAGAGGACGAATATCAAAAGGCGTATGACCTTTGGGACAGGGCAACCCGTGCCGCAAAAGTTGCTGGTGAGAAGGCTAAAACAGAATCTACACCACGCGCCGCTATCCGTCAGCGCATTGGATCTGGTGCCGTCATTGCAGACATTGTTGAGACGGCTGGTTTTAACAACCCAATAGCCGCCGCACGTCTCATGGGTAAGGGCTTCAAGGTTCTTGGTCAGGATATCTCTCAAGATCAGCAACGTAAGATTGCGCACTTGCTATTGAGCGAAGACAAGGATCTTGTTACAAGAGCATTGAATAGCAATAAAGGTTGGGATCAAGTCCAGAAGCGGATACTTCAGATCCAGAAATCACTTGAGGCAGGCGCAAGACGCGCACCCGCGCCAATAGCGGAAGAGCTTGGCGGCGAAGGTTTGAGCGGATTACTTTTCTAAGGAAAGAGAAACATGGCAAAGAACAGCATCACCGATTACGATAACGTAGCCAATAACAACACTGACATTCAGTCTGTTGATATTGCTGAGAACTGCGCTCCAAGCGGCATCAATAACGCCATCCGCGAATTGATGGCTGACCTTGCAGATGTTAATGACGGAACAGTTGCACTGACCAGCCCATCTGCGGCAAGCATGACCATCTCTGGCGACCTGACAGTTGACACGGATACGCTGTACGTCGATAGCACGAATAATCGGGTTGGGATTGGTACGTCTTCACCAAACACTCCTTTTCATGTTCAAGGCGCACAAGGTTATGCAAGTAGTGCATCAAATCTTCTTACATCCACAACGAAAGCCGCCGCTAGAATAAGGGGTGCTAATGACGCATCAACGTCATTGTTTTTTGGTACGATTACTAATGATGCGGAACAATACATTCAATCTTGTAATGAAGCTGGTGATGCCGCAGATGATTTAGTTTTAAACCCATTTGGCGGCAATGTGGGGATTGGTACGACTTCGCCAGTTAGAGACTTACAAATAGGCGATAACACAGACAGTGCGGCAGTTTTGTCACTTCAAACGACTACTACTGGCAACGGAAGTATTTATTTTGGCGACAACGCGGCAACATCAGCAGAATATGCAGGAATGCTTAGGTATAGCCATACCGATAATTCAATGCAACTTTGGACTAGCAGTACAGAACGCATGCGCATCGCCAACACTGGCGCCGTCAGTATGACTAATGGCTTAACAATTTCTGCTGGTGGATTGAATGTTTATGGGAACACTGGATTTAATAGTCCTGTTTTCTTAAACAATAGTGGGGCTAGCGGTAATTATCTTCAAACTGTGGCGACCAATGGTCAAGGTTCCATATATGTTTACAATAATTACGGTGACACACTTTCACGTTATCAAATATATTTTTATCGGAATGGTGGCTTTGTCGGCTCTATTCAATCGTCAACAACATCAACTGGTTACTACACCACTTCAGACTATCGCCTGAAAGAAAATGTTGTAACAATTACGGATGGTATTAATCGTCTCAAGCAACTAAGGCCAAGCCGCTTTAATTTTATCTCAACACCAGATCGTGTTGTTGACGGCTTTTTAGCGCACGAAGCTGGTGCTGTTGTGCCAGAAGCAATCACTGGCGAAAAAGATGGTATGCGTGACGAAGAATATGAAGTTACGCCAGCTGTTCTGGATGATGACGGCAATGTAATTACGGAAGCCGTGATGGGTACACGCTCCGTGCCTGAGTACCAGCAGATTGATGAGGCTAAACTTGTGCCGTTGCTGACTGCCGCTTTGCAAGAAGCCATCGCCAAGATTGAAGCATTAGAGGCGCGTGTTGCCGTTCTTGAGGGCAATTAACAATGGCAAAGCCGACAGTGGATCAGGTCAAGTCGCAGATTGACAGTCACGAAGCCGTTTGTGCGGAACGCTGGGGTGAAACATTGTTCCGCATCAAACGTCTTGAAGCTGGTGCGCTGTATGCAGTCACAGGCGTTATCGGTCTGCTGGTCACAATTCTATTACAGGTCTGGAACCATTAGGGCGGTCATGCTTTGGAGCCTATCACCACAGTCCTTACAGGTCTTGCTCTAGCCAAGCAGGGCATTGAGTTTATCAAGTCTAATCTTGATACGATCAATGATGCTAGAGCGATAGGCGAACAACTCTCCAACATTTTCCAAGGTCATCAGCAATTCAACAAGCAACGCTTCAATGGCGGCTTGAAGGATGTTGCCATTGAAATGATCGAATACAAACAGCAAGAGGAAATGCTGTATGAGTTGAAGATGATGCTAGACTTGCGGTTTGGCAATGGCTTCTACGATCAGATACAAGCTGAATACATCAAGAGACAGAGAAAGCAAAAAGAGCTAGACCGCCTTGCAAGGATTGCAAAACGCAAGCGGCTAGAGAAAATATTTTTAGGTGGATTACTGATTGCGGCCTTTGGAATTGTTGGGGTAATCTTGACTGTGATTATTGCTCAGTTGAGGGGTTAATGGCTGGAAAAATCCATGAGGTGTCTGTCGGCAGGGCTGGTGAGCTACTAGCCTGTGGCGTTATGGAAGCTATGGGCTACCGCACTGTACTCTGCCAGCAAAGAAACTTTGACGCTATCCTGATGCACGATGATGTGCATCATTATAGGGTTGAGATTAAGACCTGCTCAAAAGAACATCTGGACAAAAGCGGCAAGTGCAGTCGCTATTCTTTCACGACAGCCACAGGAACGCATCAGAAGATAAAGCTAGACACAGATAAGGTTGATCTGCTTGTTCTGGTGGCATTGGACATACGAAGATGCTATTTTATTCCTGTGTGCGATCACAGTGTATTGCGAAAGCACGTTACACGGCAGATTATGTTAGAGAATGACGAAGCACAGCAGATAGCTGATGCTCTTAATAGAATAGAGGATTTCAAATGTGGCAAGCATTGATCGGCCCAGTAGCCAACATCGCTGGCACTTGGCTTGAAGGAAAACAGAAAAAGGCAGAGGCGAAGGCAAAGCTAGAGGTTGCTAAGGTCGAAGCTACTGTCAAAAAGGTTGAGCAGGATGGTGACTGGGAAGCACAAGCTATGTCGTCATCCGATAACTCATGGAAGGATGAGGCTTGGACGCTGTGCTTTATTGCGCTGATCTTGGCATCATTCGTGCCACCCCTCCAGCCATATATGCAAGCTGGGTTTGATTTCCTGCGTACTGCTCCTGAGTGGCTACAGTGGGGCATCCTTGCAAGCATCGCCGCATCTTTTGGTATCAAGTCAATCAGTCAGTTGAAGAAATGAAACTAAGCCGCAACTTCTCTCTTAATGAGTTAACCAAGAGCCAAACTGCGGTGCGCAACCAGATCGACAACACGCCGGCTGATGAGCATATCGAAGCCCTGCAAGCTCTCTGTAAGGCGATCCTACAGCCTGTGCGCGACCACTTTGACATACCCTTCACACCCTCTTCTGGCTATCGCTCTGCGGCCTTGTGTGAGGCTGTTGGCTCCAGCAAGAAAAGCCAGCACGCCAAAGGTGAGGCGGCTGACTTTGAGGTGTCTGGGATTGACAACTATGATCTTGCTTGCTGGATCCGCGACAACCTGACATTCGATCAGCTTATCCTTGAGTATTACAAGTCTGGTGATCCGTCCTCTGGCTGGGTGCATTGCTCTTTCAAGGACAAGGGTAGCAACCGACATGAGTGCCTGACCTTCAATGGCAAAGAATATAAAGTG